GTTGCCGGAAAGGTTCTGAAGGAGAATCTTGCGCTCGGCCTTGTACTCGTTTCCGATGAAGCCAAGCCGCAGGAGGAAGCAGCGGAAGGCGTATTTCTCGTTGTCGACTTCCTTTTCGGTGGCGCTTACCCGCTTCAAGTCCTTACTCATCTTGCAAAGGGCTGCGATGAAGTGGGTGTAGGCATTGACCGCTTCCGGTTCCGGCAGTTCGGAAAACCAAGGGAAGGTGATCTTGTCCTCTGTGACCTCAATGCCAAGGTCGTCAATGCCGAGCGCCTTCTTGATGAGGCTTTCCTTGGCGGTGAGTAGGTTGGTGAGGTTTCCGACCGCAGCCTTCTCCAGCGGGAGGCTGACCGTAAGGCCGGTGCCTTCATCTGTTTCCGGTTCTTCTGCGGTGGCTTCCTCGTTGGTGCTTTCGATTTCCTCAGCCGGTGTGAAGCCGTCCGCGATGAGGTTGTGGATCAGGCGCTCCAGCTTGTCTGCGTCCTCGCAGGTGACGCCGCCTTCCTTGTCGACCGTGATGTCGCCGATCTCAAAGGCGCAGGTCGGCATGAACTTGTAGATGGCCTTGTCGCCGGTGAGCTCTGCGATGGCTGCGACCAGTGCTTTTCTTTCTTTTCCGGTTACATTGTAGTTTGCTTTCATTGTGTGTACCTCCGTTTTTCAAATGTGGTTGTTTGCTGTGCCTTTCGGCATGTATATACATCACTCTGAAAGCCTTATATAGCAAGCGTTTTCTCGATATTTCAAAGGAATATAATCGACAAATAAACAAGACAGAAATTGTGTACTATACACCTGCCGTCGGAGAGGTTTCGACCTCTTTTGCCAGAGCGGAGTAGTAGAGCTTTTCGCCGTTTCTTACTACATACACATTTTCTGTATCACCGGTATCCTCCACATAGCGCCGGAGAATGACGGAGGCGTATTTCGGATCAAGCTCCATCATGCAGCAGATGCGGTTTAACTGCTCGCAGGCCATGAGCGTGGAGCCGGAGCCGCCGAAGGTATCAATGACTACAGAATTCTCCTGAGAGGAGTTCTTTATGGGATAGCCCAGAAGATCCAGCGGTTTGCTGGTCGGGTGATCCTTATTGCGCTTTGGCTTGTCGTAGTTCCAGATGGTCGTCTGCTTTCTGTCGGAATACCACGGGTGCTTGCCGTTTTGCAAAAATCCGTAGAGCACCGGCTCATGCTGCCACTGATAATCGGAGCGACCGAGCACGAGGCTGTTCTTCACCCAGATACACACACCGGCAAGGTGGAAGCCTGCATCGATGAATGCCTTCCTGAAGGTGAGCCCTTCGGTATCTGCATGGAAGCAGTAGGCCGCTCCGCCTTTTTCGAGGTGGTCAGCCATGTTCTTGAATGCTGCCAGAAGGAACTTGTAAAATTCCTCACCCTTTAAGGAGTCGTTCTGGATCGTCAGACCGTCAGAGGCTTTGAAGGATACGCCGTAGGGCGGATCGGTCAGGACGAGGTTTGCCTTCTTGCCGTCCATGAGCTTTTCTACATCCTCCGGAGAGGTGGCGTCGCCGCACATGAGACGGTGCCTGCCGACCGTCCAGATGTCGCCGGGCTCCACGAAGGAAGCCTTCTCCAAAGCGGATGTCAGGTCAAAGTCATCATCGGCGATGTCCTTTTCATTTTCGATGCCGAGGAGCTTGTCGAGTTCACCGGCATCAAAGCCAAGGAGCGAGAGGTCAAAGGACTGATCCTGCAGGTCGGATAATTCGACCGACAGCATTTCCTCATCCCATCCGGCATTGAGCGCCAGCTGATTGTCCGCAAGGATATATGCTCGTTTCTGGGCTTCGGTCAGGTTCTCGGCAAAGACGCAGGGCACATTTTCATAGCCTTCCTCGCGGGCAGCCTGAACACGTCCGTGTCCGACGAGGATGTTATAATCCGCGTCAATGACCGCAGGGCTAACAAAGCCAAACTCACGAAGGGAAGCTCTAAGCTGCGCGATCTGCTCTTTGGAGTGCGTTCTGGCATTCCGGGCGTAGGGTACCAGCTTATCTATAGGTACCTGTTCAAATCTTTCTGTATTCATTTACATGTTCCTCCTGCTTCGAAGCAGCTGCTCCATTACGCTGTCCTGCGGGCTGCCTTCAAACGGCTCGGTGCAGTTCTGCTTTACAATGTCGTAAATCTCATACCAGAGCAGGTTGGCCTGCTTCTGGAAATTAAGAGAGAGCTGCACGAACGGACTCGCGATGGCAGCTCCCGTAGTCGGGTGTTTTCCGAGCAGGCCGTATTTGCTGACCGCCTCGGAGCATTGAATGTATCTGGCAAAGGCCTCGGAGTAGCTTTCGAGCAGGCGCTTGTTCACGAGCCTGTCGCAGCCTCGCTCTTTGAGCCACAGCCATGTTTCCTTATAGATTTCATCTGCGCCCAGCGGCTTTCCGTCTTTCTGCTGTGCAGAGAGGTAGTCGTCCGGGCTTGGCATATCCATGCCTTCGAGCTCCACGCCATCGCCGATGTCCTCTGTATCGAGGTCGGTTAAGTCGTCCGTGAAGTCGGGAAGCTCCATGCGCCTTGCCGGAGCTCCTCTTGTGATTTTGTCGGCGAGGGCGTCAGGCTTGGAGCCCGCTTTTACACGCCGCCCGCCGCGATTGGTTCCGTCTTTTGCCACGTCAATCACTCCTTGTCTTATTGGGCTGGGTTTAATACCCCGTTTGAATTGCAATTTTTGCGAAGAAGACCCCGCGCCGTTTTCCGGGGAAAAGGGTCGTAGAGATTTTGACCGCCCTACCGGTCGCCGCGCTCGCGGTGAATCTTCTCGTGACACGAACGACAAAGACTCATAAGGTTGGACTCGTCATTCGATCCTCCGTCAGCAAGCGGCACGATGTGGTGGACTTCCTCGACCGCGACGTAGCGTCCTTCCTTTAAGCACTGCTCACAAAGCGGGTGCTTGTGAACGTAGCGGTCACGGATTCGTTTCCATGCTCTGCCGTAGCGTTTGCCGGTAGAGTAGCCACGCTGGAACTTCTCGTAGTGTTGATCCATGATCTTTGCGTGCTCTTCACAATAAACGCCGTCCGTAAGGTGTGGACATCCGGGATAGCGGCACGGTCGTTGTGGTTTTCTTGGCATAAGCCGTGCCTCCTTTCAGGGCATAAAGAAAGCCCTGCAGGGTGTTCCCGCAAGGCTCGTGTGCTGCGTGTGCAGCTGTTCTTTATTCTGTTTTGCTGATTATATACTATCATAAAGGACGGGTGGACATCTTAGGACAAAGCAGGACATTTCGGGCGCATTTCAAATGATAATCGGATCATCCGGAAGCGTCACATGAAGAAGCGCCTTGCCATGCCAGCGGCGAATGGTACGGGCATCTGCACAGAGCTCCACCCCGATTTGCTCCCATGTATAGTTATGGATGTACCGGTACTTGAGTACCATGCGCTCGTCGGTATCAGGAACTGCCTCAATGACCTCCCGTATCTGTTTCTTGAGGTCTGATAGCATTTCCAGCTCACCGGCGATTTTCTTTTCCAGTGTCCACAGTTTCTCAAGCGTCCGGACAAAGGGAGCTTCCGTATTTCGTGATGTTTGCACGCGGTCTTTATCATATTGGATAGCCGACACGCTGCCTGCCATCTCACGCAGGTTTTGTGCTTCTATCGTGTCGGACTTGATTCTCTGATCAAGGCGGTAGGCCTGATGGAGATATTCTTTTACTGTCATAAGGGCTTCGCCTCCTCTCGTAGTTTTTGTATGAGATACTCGCCGTCTACACTTGTTAAGGTCTTGTACCAGCCGGAGCGGAAGAACCGTTCACATTCCATTGCGTCCAACATGGCAGTTTGATTACCGGGCTTCTTTTTCAGGCGCTTCAGGGCGTCCCGGTAATCCTTTACTGCCTGTAGCACGATGGCGTTGGCGAGATTTTCATAAGGATCGGCCATCACACCACCTCAAGGTCAGCCTTGACTGCATCAATCAGTGCGGTCTGCGTCATTTCTTTCTTGGATAGCGCCTTTACGATCCTTTCGTCGATGGTGCCCTTGGTAATAATGTGTTGGATCACGACAGTGCCGGATTCTTGACCTTGCCGCCAGAGACGGGCGTTGGTCTGCTGATATAATTCCAGAGACCATGTAAGGCCGAACCACACAAGGGTGGAGCCTCCGGCCTGAAGGTTCAAACCGTGACCGGCAGAGGCCGGATGGATGACTGCTACAGGAATCTTTCCCGCATTCCAGTCAGCAATATCGAGGCTGGTCTTGATCTCCCGAACATTGAAGCGGTTCTTGATGCGGCT